AAGCTGTGGTAGTTTGCAGTTGAATAAGATTAAGCCTTATAAATATAGTTATTCAAGCTTTACAAGAAAAACAAAATGCTGAAAAAATTGCATATGAAAATTCGTCAAAATTAGTTTCTCAACAAACAGATAATCTAAGAAGAAATATAATAACTCAAATTAAACAAATAGATAGTGCAGTGCAAGCTTATGGTATTCTTGGTAAACTTCAAGAAAATGGATTATGGATCGAAAAAAAACTAATTTATGCTCGTTATAAACTTAATCCAACTCCTGATAACGCTAAAGCTTATGACGAAATTAAAAATCAAATTGAGTCTTTTTATGATCAACAAAAAAGCAATAAAATTAGTAAATTATTAGAGCAATTAAATAGTTTAGGTGGGACTAGTATAGACACTCCTGATATCCCAAATTTAAATGGTGGGGTTTCAGGAAATACATCAGGTTCCTCATCCAAATCTTCATCCAAAAACGATCCATCCTACGAATCTCTCACCGATGCCACGATTAGATTGATTCAAGTCGAATCTAATCTAACAGCCACAAAATCAAAATCAATAGAAACAGACCTCTCTCAAGCAAAATCTCAAAAAAATTATCAAAAAGAACTTGAATTAACGACATCTTTGCTATCGAACCAATCCACCCAGATCCAACAACTAGGTCTTGCCAAACAAAAATTAGAATCTGAATTTGCAAGAACCTCTCAATCCAGCGGCTTTTCCGACACTTCCCTCTGGTTTGATCAAAATGGTGAACAAACACTAACCTACCTTTCCAAATTCAATTCCTCATCTAAAGAAACTCAAGACCAAATGAAACTCACCTTTGATTCCCTTTCTAAGCTCAAAAAAGCTTGGTCTGATAACTCCACAGCAATCCAAGATCTCACCCAAAGTCAAAACGAACTCAAAACATCTCTCTCCGACCTTTCCAAAACCCTCTCCACAGAAGTAATCGAAGCAACAAAAAAACTAGCCCAATCAGAACTTGACATAGAAGAAAAATCCCTAAAATCCTACATCACTCGCAAAGAACTTAAAATCAAAGGAATCCAAGAAGAGATAGATGCACTAGAAGAGAAAGCAGATATCGAAAATGAACAAGAAGAAAGAGCCAAACGTCTCCTCGACATTGAGAAAGCAAAACAAAATCTAAACAACCTTTCCAAGGAAAAAGACACAAGAATCCTCGTTGGTGACACTTGGACTTGGCAAGCCAACCCTCAAAAAGTTGCAGAAGCAAATGAAAATCTAAAAAATCTCCAAGAAGATTATGCAGAATGGGAAGAAGATAATGATCTAAAACATAAAAAAGCTATACTTCAAGCTGAAATTGACTATCAACAATCATTAATAGACAAACGCGAAGAATCCTTCGAAAAGCAAAAAGAAATCTTTGACGAGCAATGGAAAAATATTGATGATATGTCAACTAAAATGCTAGAACAATTTGGCTCTAATGTTGATAACGCGGTAAAAATTTTAGCTGAAAAATTAATTACACTAAATGCTCAGTTAGCAGCTATAAATGCTGGTAGCACAAATTTACCAGATAGTTTAAATTCCGGTAGCAGTTCTAATAGTTCATCTGGTGGAAACACAATAGTCTATAACAATGGCCCAAATGGTTGGACTGAATACGATTCAAATGGAAATGCAATAGCAGCAGGAACAACACCTAGATATGCTAATGGTACGGAAAGCGCATCAGGAGGTTTGAGTTTAGTTGGAGAAAAAGGAGCAGAACTTCGTGTATTAAACCAAGGTGATGGAATTATTCCAACAAGTATAACTAAAAATCTTATGGCGCTAGGTGCAAATCCATTAAATTATATGCAGAATATTTTAAGCAATATTTCTCTTCTTAAAGTGCCAGATTTCAGTAGAATTAATAATAGTCCGACTTCTCCAATTAATACATATAATATCAATATCGCTAAAGTCGAAACACAAGATGCTGGTTCGTTCATAGATTTATTACCTACTTTGGTTCATCAATATAAGTAAAAAATAATAATTAATTAAATAATTTTTAAAATTTTGTAGGGATAGGTGAGAGTAATTAACTCACCGATAAGAGAATCCTCCTCTTCCCTGCTTTTTGTTTTGTTTATTTTTTATGAGGATATTATAAAGGAGGATAAAATGGGTAAAAAATATAAATATGAAGAAGTTAAAGAGATTATTGAAGACTTAGGATATAATTTAATTGATACTAAATATAATAATATAAGAACACCAATAACCATATCAGATAAAATAGGGTATTATTATAAAGTGAGTTTAGATAGTTTAAATCAAGGATATCCACCTTCATATATTCATTGTTCGAATCCATATACAATACAAAACATTAATCTTTATCTAATAGTAAATAATATAAATTTAGAATTATTGTCAAATGTATATACAAATAGTTGTTCAAGGTTAGTTTTAAAAGATAAACTTGGGTATTTATTTTCAATGAGTTGGACAATGTTGAGTGACAATCGAAAACATGGAAGTTTTCCAATAGCATATCCATCAAATGATTTTTCAATTCAAAATATCAAACTCTGGTGTGAATTGAATAGTAAACCATTTGAGTTAATTAGTGATAAATATGAAACTTCTATGAAAAAATTAGAATGGAGGTGTTTAAAACCTAAATGTGGAGAGACTTTTAAAGCTACTTGGAATAGAATCATAGAAGGAATGGGTTGTGGAGCATGTGATAGTAGACAAATTGGGATATCTAATTGTTTGGCAACAAAGAATCCAGAATTAGCAAAAGAATGGCATCCAAGTTTAAACGGAGATTTAACTCCATTTAATGTAGTTAAATATGATAGACGAAAAGTTTGGTGGAAATGTTTTGAATGTGAACACGAATGGGATTCCACAATAAAAAGCAGAAGTTCTGGTCGTGGTTGTCCAGAATGCAATAAGTCAAAAGGCGAAAAGAGAATTAAAGAATGGTTGGTTAATAATAGTATTTGTTATGAACCGCAAAAAGAATTTAAAGGGTTATTAGGATTGGGTAGTGGATTACTTTCTTATGATTTTTATTTACCAGAACATAGTCTATTAATTGAGTATCAAGGGGTTCAACACGAGAAATATAAAAAAGGTCTTCATAAGTCAAAAAAAGATTTTGAAAAACAAGTTGAACATGATAGACGCAAAAAAGAATATACTTTATTAAACAAATATAATTTTTTAGAAATATGGTATTGTGATTTTGATAAGATTGAAAATATTTTAGAAAGTTATCTTTTAAATAAGAATTTAATTTTGTCTAAGGAGGGATATAAATGATTATGAAGCCCAGTGGTATCTCTCCTAATAATATTAGTTTAGATGCTACTTTTCCAATAACAATAAGTTGGATTAACTCAGGAGATAGACAATATAAATATAGAATTCAAATATATAACAATACGACTAATGTTTTAGTTTATGATACAAATGTAGTAGTATCTTTTAATACTTTTCATGTTATTTCTGGTAACACATTAATTGATGGAACTATTTATAAATATCAGATCCAAACATTTAATCAAGTTGACGCATCAGCTACTTCGAATTGGATACTTTTTAAATGTTCTTCCACTCCCTCAATTTCTTTTACAAACGTAATAGAAAACGACATTATTTACAATTCACAATATCTTTTTACGGCACAATATAGCCAATTAGAATCAGTAGCAATTAAATCATGGCAAATGATAATGTATGACAGTAACAATGCCATTATCACAACTACATCAGAAACGTTTAATTCTATTATAGAATATCAATTTTCTGGTTTTAATAATAATTTTTATTATATAGAGTGCCAAGTGAAGTCACAGGATGATATTTTGGCAAGTACGAATAAAATAAAATTCAACATCCAATATACCGTTCCCGAATCCGTACTTGATCTTCAATCATCAAACATATCAGACCAAGGAGCTATCAATTTACAATGGAATGTTGTTCAAATCATCGGTAATTCAGAAAATACTTCATACATCAATGGTGAAAAGATTGATACTACAAATGGTAGAGTCTGGTTTGATAGTGATTTTAATATAGAAAATGATTTCACATTAAAACTTTGGTTAGAAAGTGTTAATAATAATGTATACACAATCAATCAAACTACTTCTATCACGTCCTATAATGTACCATTAACTGACACATCTATTATATGGCTTGATAATTCTGCTCAAACAACAGAATTGTCATTAAATATATCAGCAGGTAATATTACTCCTGCTACAAATTACTTATGGATAGATGATCAAACCATTGTGCCAAGAGTATTAACTCCCATATTAGATATTGTAGCTCCAACTACAGATAAATTATGGATTGATACTGGAAGCAATAGTTCAAATGATACAAGTGAAATATTAAAAATGTCAAATAGTAATAGTGATATAATTTTACTTAGATATTATAATGGTGCATTTCACTTGTTTGAAAATGGTATAGAAATAGATAACGTTTCAGTAAATGGATCTAGTTATTATTTGTATTTACAACAAATTGGTAATATATTAAGTCTCCATGCGGAGGTTATAGTATGATAAGCAACCTGAATTTAATTCAACTTAAAAACTGTATTGCCGATGAAATATTGGTATCAAAAAATGTCACTACAATTGATTTATCTTCTGCAAAATCAAACTGGGATATAAATACTTTATTACTTGCTAAATTCATGAATAATCTCGAAGGTGGAAATATTTCACTTGGAGGACTCTCAATCACAGGTTGGAAAATTAGACGCAGAGACATTACGACTTTAAACAAAAAAGATTTGGCAACTGTAATAAATACTTCAACACAAGATTTAAATTATTTAGATTATACAGGGAAATCACAAGTAATTTATGAGTACGAAGTTAGTCCAATGTCAGGGGATATAGAGGGCAACGCCTTTACAACAACTATAACTTGTGAATTAGATTATTGGTGGATTTCTGACGATACAGATATATATCCCTTATTTTTAAATCTTGAAGTATCAGATATTAACACTAACATTCAAAGGTATTCCTATGATACCTTTAATCAATACCCAATTGTGTCTTACGGTAATCAAAAATATCAAAGCGGATCTATCACTACGATGTTAATGGATACTTCATTAAATACAAGTAAAAATTATAGGGATAATTTTGAAAGTTTTATTAATAATCAAAAACAGAAGACTCTAAGAAATCCTAATGGGGATGTGTGGTTAGTTGATACCCATAGTTCAAAAAGAAATATATACACACAGTTAGTTGAAGATATTTCTTCATACAGCTTCGATTGGAATGAAATTAACAAGTATGTGGATTGATTGGTGGTGAATTAAATGATTCCGCAGTCTGAACAAGATATTATTAATTCAAATATTAAAAACTTTATCTACGAAATTGACTGGTTAACACAAGATGAAAACGTAATAGATAATGTAAATATTGACGTTATAAATGGTAGTGTCAATTTTGATGATAGCAATAACAATAAAAGAAGTGTAAATTTAACATTATCTAATTTGAATAAACAGTATTTACCCTTTGAAAGTAATAAGATGCAGATAAATAATAAAGTCAGATTAAAATGTGGTTATAAATATAGTAATAACCAAAAATTATTATATAACCAAGGAGTATACGTATTAGGTAATCCTTCTTTATTATCTGCCCCATCTCAGAAGGAAGTAACGTTTGAACTTCTTGATAAATATGTGTTGATTGATGGTACAATATCAGGAACTTTAAAAAATCAATATATTATACCCGTTGGTACTCAAATAGACATAGCTGTAAAATCTATAATCGTAGATATTATTGGGGAAACAAATTACATAGTAGATGAATGCACTACTCTTACACCTTATACTTTGACTAAAAATATAAACGATACAATATCCAGCATACTCATAGAACTATGCACTATGGCGGGGAATTATCAAGTTTTCTATGATAATAATGGCACATTAAGATTTAAAAAGGTAATAACTATTGAAGATATCGATTCTTCGCCAACTAGTTACGAATATTCAACAATTTCAGCATTATATCTTCAATCGAGTAGAGAAGTTAAATGGAATGATATTCGCAATAGTATAGTTGTCTATGGTGCTTATGATGAAACTACAGGACTCCAATATAAGGCTACTTCTCAAGATTCTACAGGGAGTAAATTTAGTATAGACGAGATTAGAGAAAGACCAAAGATTTTTGAACTAGATGAACTTTATAGTAATGAATTGTGTCAAGCAAGAAGTGATTATGAGTTACTCAAAGCCATTAAAGCACAGGAAAAAGTTTCGCTTAATTTGATCCCCAACTTTTCTACTAATTTGAATGATGTAATTCAAGTAACTGACGTTAATAATGGTGTTTCTGGTAATTATTTAATACAATCAATATCTTATAATTTATCATTTGATTCTAAAATGACTTTAGGATTATGGAAAGTTAGGGATATTAATTGAGTTAGGAGGTGAAAATGATTGTCAGATAAAATAAAACAAGCTAAAGATTTGTTTAATGTAATGTCTATAATGATTGATTCAGCATTAAATAAAGCTGAATTTAATAAAAAGAAAAAAGCAGTTATACAAACATTAAATGTTGATGGTACTGTTGATATTGTATTAAATGACGAGACATATTCTAATATAAAAGTTCGTGCAGGACTATCCCCTACTGTCGGGGAAGTCGTAAATATTGAACTACCAAATGGTGATTTTTCTCAAGCATTCGTAGATACCACTCAAGATTTTTCTGCCAATATTGATGATTCTGTAGCTAAAAAACATTCCCATTTAAATCAAACAATCCTAGACAATACTACTGCTTCATATACAACTGCCGAACAAACAAAATTAAGTGGAATTGAAGATAATGCTAACAATTATTCCTTGCCTGTTGCTACGGCTATTGTATTAGGAGGTATTAAATCTGGCACTGATATTACAATAGATGTTAGCGGTAATGTATCTATAAATGATGACTCTCACAATCACATTATATCAAATGTAGATGGGTTACAAACAGCACTTGATGGGAAGGTGGACGATAGTCAAGTTTTGACCAACGTACCTGTAGGGGCTTTATTTACTGATACTGTGTATATTCACCCTGCCAATCATCCTCCCTCCATTATTAGCCAAGATGCCTCAAATCGTTTTGTAACCGATACAGAGAAATCAACTTGGAATGCCAAACAAAGTGCGTTAAGCGGAGATGTTTCTGGGCATTATCACACAACTGATAGAGATAGAGCAAATCACACTGGCACTCAGTTAGCTTCTACAATTTCAGATTTCGCCACTACAGTTAGAGCAACTATTTTAACAGGATTGGTGACAACCACTAATGCTGTGATTACAGCAACCGATACGGTTTTGACAGCTTTAGGTAAATTGCAAAAACAAATTAGTGATAATCTAACAACTTTAACTAATCATACTTCTAATAGTTCAAATCCCCATAGCGTAACTAAATCGCAAGTAGGATTGAGTTTAGCGGATAATACTTCTGATTCTACTAAAAGTGTCTTGAGTGCTACTAAATTAACGACAGCAAGAACAATCAATGGAGTTTCATTTGATGGTACGGCTAATGTAACGATTGCTGATTCTACTAAAGAGTCAACAATTACAGCAGGAACAACCTCTCAATATTGGAGGGGAGACAAAACTTGGCAAGCGCTTGATAAAACAGCGGTTGGATTGTCTAATGTAGATAATACAACAGATCTTGATAAACCAATCAGCACAGCAACACAAACGGCAATTAATGGCAAGTTGGATTCTTCATCCTATACCGCAAGCGATGTTTTAACTAAGATAAAAACTGTCGATGGTAGTGGTAGTGGGTTAGATTCCGATTTATTGGATGGGAAACAATTAACAGATATCTATGATTATGTAGCATCGAGGGGGCAAAATTTAGTAACCAACGGAACGGCCTTACTTGGCAATAATACTAATTTTAGCGCTTTTATTTTAGACAAGTCTGATGCATATGGGGCTGGTGGTTCTTTTAAGGATAGTACCTACAATGCGACAAGATATTCTGATGAGTTCATACCCGTAAACCCAATGTTGTCTTACAGTCTAAGCGTTTACGCCAAAACATACCCCAGTGTTGGAGCTAAATATTACACAGGAATATCATGTTCTGACGTGGACAAAAACCCTATATCCGCTTATCATTACATGTATTTCCCAAATACTTTAACTATGTTAGCGCAAGAATTGAAACCTGGTGACACAGTATTATATTTAACAAGTGCTGCCAATTGGCAAAATGCTCAAGGATCAAGTACCCATAATCGCTCATTTATAACTTGGGATTATAGTAATGCAGGGGGTTATTTATACCCACCTGAAACCTATAGCAGAAATTACTCTGGGTATGATACATGGAGTGATGGGGCAGTTAACTATGATACTAATTCAATAACTCTTAAAGTGCCTTGGAGTGGAGTAACTAAGCCTGTAGGTACACCGATTAGTAATGGTAGTTCAGGATCTTCCTATATTTATATTGGCGCAGTCAATTCTGTTGTTCCTTCAGTATGGACAAATTATACCGACACTATTAGTGGAGTTGTTAGTGGTGGGATTAATTTG